GAACAATTAACAAAAGTTGAATCTAATTCATTGGTGTCTATTACTTGGACAGGTCCGTTTGAAAGAACCAGAATATTACGATTTAAATCTGAGAATGATGCATTGATATTTGTATTGAGGTGGTCGTGAAGATAGTATGGGGCAGAAGCATAGGATTTAATATGAGCCTTAACGGTATGGAAAAATTTGGGTCAGGATTTAATCCAATGGAAATTACAATTATCAAAGACGGAGCAGGTTGCTATCCGTGGACAGAACATTTTGCATGGCTACCAGTTAAAACAATTACAGGTCTACGTGCTTGGGGTGTTAAAGTTTACAAGCGTAGAGTTTGGATGGTATGGGGTACAGGCTTTCATATGGAACCAGAAACTCAATACGCAACATTGTTTGAGATTCTGCAAGAGTGAAAAAGCCTAAACCAAAGAAGCCAAAAGCTAAGATACCCAAAGATGCACTAATAGTTGACTATGGATCGCATCGTGTGATCCTACCTTATAAACACCCATTAGACTTGTATAATAACAAAGAACTTGATACAATAAGTGAATGGTGTAAGAAAACTCTCCCAATAGACTCCTGGCGTATCAACAGAGGCTCTTGGCCCGGTCACATCTACTTCTTAAAAGAAAGTTATGTCACACTGTTTTTATTGATGTGGGCAAAATAATGGCAATAAAAAATATATACCCAATGGGTACATTCTCTCAGAAAATTGACTACGAAGAAGTTATCGTAGATGCCGCGCCTAGATCGTATGGTAAGAAAACTATATACGTATATCTTTGCAAAGACTTGAAAGAAGATCCTAGAACTATTGTAAAATGGTGCAGAAGAAACTTCGGTGACAGAGGCAATGGCTGGGACTTTATGTTGACTTCCGGAAATATCACGATAGTGATATGGAATGACAAATTAAAATTTATGTATGAAATGTGGAAGACATGATTCAGAACAAAAAACACGAAAAGTTAAACACTTGGCGCATATTAAAAGACTTAGAACCTGTACAATCACTAAAATGTAGATTGAATTGGCATCTATGGACTAACTGGGAAGTATGGGATGGTGAATGGTCTAGAGGTAATGTTAGTCACGCTACCTGCTACTGCGCTAGATGTGGTATGCCTAGAACTGAAGCACCCTACAGTAAAAGTAAAAAAGGATAATTATGGCAGATATAATGATAGACATTGAATCACTAGATACAACACCAGATTGCGTGATTCTTACAATTGGTGCAGTATTGTTTGACCCTCGTGGTCAGGGCATTATTGACAAGATTGAGATTAGACCTACGATTGAGGATCAAACAGAAATACATAACAGGAGTATTAATGAAGACACACTACGATGGTGGAGTACACAAAGTCCAGCAGCACTTGAAGAAGCTATGGGAGACACCGGACGCGTATCATTTGCAGACTGTATGGAGACGCTATACAAGTTTTGTTGGAATCATAATAATGTTTGGAGCAACGGTGCTTCCTTTGACGTGGTCGTCATGGAACACGCTTGGAGACAAACATCAACTAGACCAAATCCAATACCCTGGCCCTTCTATAAAGTCAGGGACACTAGAACTTTGTATGAAGTGACTGGTGTAAGTTTGAAAGACGGTAACTATGCGACTACCCACAAAGCTGTTGAAGATGCCGAACGACAAGCTATAATACTACAGAAGGGCTATTTGAAGTTAATTAAAGCAGGGCTAGTGCAACCTAAATGAAATTCAACAGTGACATTGACATTGACTTTGGCAACAGAGACAATATCCTACAACACATCAAGCACACACCAGCGGCAATGCGCAAGGTAAATCCTATTCGCAGGCACTCTACTGGCATCTATGTGACCGATGTACCGTATGATGCTATCAATGACATGGCTAATCTTGATTACAGTGATGCAGAGAAGCGTAGTTATATCAAGTTAGACTTTTTGAATGTTCATGTATACGATAAGATACGGGATGAACAACATCTAGTCAATTTGATGCGTGAACCTAACTGGGTTAAATTGAATGATAGGGTGTTTGTTGAGAAGTTGATACATTTGAGCAATCATTATCAAAGTATGCAACGAATGCCTGAACCTATTGATAGTATTCCTAGACTAGCTATGTTTCTAGCTGTCATTCGTCCTGCAAAGAAGCATTTGACTGGATTACCCTGGAAAGAAGTAGCGAAAACTGTGTGGGAGAAGGGCGATGATGGATATACGTTTAAGAAATCACATAGTATTTCTTATGCTCATCTAGTAACAGTTCATATGAACCTACTTGAAGAACTAGCTGAGTCTCTTGACCAGGGTGATTGATTTGCGCTTGCTTTTGCGCTTTGCTAACTCTAGCATACTGCATATTGGCCCGTGAACTACAGTAAGACTCTTGTTATTGAACGTTCGTAAATAGGGTCTGAACATAGCCCAGTCGTCTTTTAAGAACATATTGATGGGGACGAGTCTATTTGACTCCCACCACCAAACATCACCTAGTTCTAAGAACCGATCACGTAATATTTGATCTACTATGGCCCCGTAATCATAAATCGTAGTCACGATATCATCACGATTTTGAACGATTCCAACATAGTCTTGACCTGCATAGGAACAAACTGTGATGAACGGATGATTTAATGTTAGTTTAGTGAAGAATTCGTTTGGAATCATTGTTTTTGTTGTCTATGGATATTTATCAGATTTGGTTAACCATTATATTATTTTTAACTAAATATAGTAAAGGAGCCTTTTTGTGTACGCTACAACAGTAAATTACTTCATCCCCAGACAAACTGTAGTTTTGTACTCGGGAGCATCCAACAGGAGATATCAAACCGTGTATTCTAGAAACTTAAAAATTCACAAGGGAGTTGACAATAAACTTCAATTCCAATTCATCAATCAGGACCAAAAGCCTGTAAATATCACGGGTAAAACACTAACCTGTAGAGTAATGAGCTATGACGGCACACAAGTATTGCTACAAAAAGCACTTACACCGTTGTTGCCCTTAACTGGTCTCGCTACACTAGATATAACGATGAACGAGTCGCTGAGTATGGATACAGCACTATGCTATTACTCATTGTCTATCCCTGACGGTACATTTGAGTTTCCGGTGTTTGTTGATGACAATTCTGGTGGCAGGGGTGTACTAGATGTTACTGATAGCATCCTGCCTAGATTCGTAAAATCAACATTATTAGGTCTATTACCGCACAGTATCCCCACAATTGAGATTCCAGTTACCTATTATAGTGAACTATTAATCGGGAAAGATACAGACAATTACACAGTCCAAGTTGGTTTCACTGGTTATATCGGTAATGCTACTATTCAAGGATCAGTTACTGGCACGGTCGACGAATGGTATGATATTACCTATTCTACCGAGTATGACGGTTATGTTGGAACCGACTACTACACCATCACCGGATGCCACGCATTCATCAGAGTAAAATTCGCTAGTTCAGGCGGAACAATAGGTAAGATTCTGTTCAGATAATTGACCAAGACTATTGTTTTCACATCATCGTTGTGTTATAATGACATAGATGTTTGATGTACTCTCTATAATTCCCGGTAAAAAGAAACAGACAAATAGTGGTTGGACTAGCTTCAACGCTATTTGCTGTGGTCACCGCGGACACAAAGCTGATCGCCGAAGTAGAGGTGGTATCAAGTTTGAGGGTAGCACTAACTGGGTGATGCATTGTTTCAATTGTGGGTTCAGTTGTAGTTTCACTTTGGGTAAGGTTATTAATCCTAAAGCTAGGCAATTCATGGTCTGGTGTGGTGTTGATAGTGAACAAGTTCAAAAGTGGAGTCTAGAAAGTTTACAACAAAAAGACTTGCTAGATTTTACACAAGAGAAGAAACATGAGGTAGTAACTAACTTCAAATCAAGACCCTTACCTAAAGGTGAACTACTTGATATAGCAAACCCTAGACATAAGATATACGCTGATTATTTAAATAAGCGTAAGATAGACTTAACTAATTATTCGTTCACCGTCACACCTGATGACAAATATCGTAATCAATTTAGAGTAATCGTCCCGTATACTTATAGAGGTAAGATTGTAGGTAACACTAGTCGATTTTTAGATGACAAAATTCCCAAGTATCTCAATGATCAACCACAAGGCTTTGTATTCAACTTAGACAAGCAAGACAAAGATTGGCAAGTATGTATCGTAACAGAAGGTATCTTTGATGCACTAAGTATTGACGGCGTAGCAGTTATGCACGATGATATCAGTCCGGAGCAGGCAATAATGCTAGCACAACTTAACAAACGAATTATAGTAGTACCTGACTTTGACAAGACAGGTTTCAAAATGATTGATAGAGCATTAGAATTAGGATATAGTGTTAGTTTACCTAACTGGGAGCCAGGTGTTAAAGACGTAAATGACGCAGTGAAGAAATACGGTAAGCTACCGGCACTACTTAGCATATTACAAAATGCCACAATGAGCAAGATAAAACTAGAAATACAAAGGAAGAAAATTGGCAAAGCAAACGGATTCTAAAAAGCAGTTAGAGTATACTGTAGATGTGCAGAAGTTGTTTCTGCGCATGATGATCACCAACGCGGAACTTTATACCCGTGTTATGAACATTATGAACAGCGAGAACTTTGACAGGTCCTTACGACCAGTTGCAGAAATGTACAAAGAGCACACGGACAAGTATAGAATTCTCCCCGACTCTACTCAAATCAAAGCAACAACTGGGGTTGATATTGAACCTGTGCCTGAGTTGAGCGAAGGTCATTATGAATGGTTCTTTGATGAATTTGAATCATTCACTAAGCGGCAAGAACTTGAACGAGCAATTCTTTCGGCAGCAGACTTACTAGAGAAGGGCGACTTTGCACCGGTTGAGAAACTAATCAAAGATGCAGTTCAAATCAGTTTGCAAAAAGACATGGGTACTGATTATTTTTACGACCCTGCTGCACGTATCAATAAGTATTTCAATTCAGGCGGTCAGGTATCAACTGGCTGGCCGCAGATGGACCGAATTTTGTACGGTGGAATGAGTCGCGGTGAATTGAATATTTTTGCAGGTGGCTCTGGTTCAGGTAAATCTCTCGTGATGATGAATCTTGCATTGAACTGGTTGCAAGTGGGACTAAGCGGTGTATATATCTCACTAGAACTTTCCGAAGAACTAACGTCACTTAGAACTGATGCGATGTTAACAAGCATGGGTACTAAAGACATTCGTAAGGATATTGATAATACCGGATTGAAAATTAAGATGATTGGTAAGAAGACCGGAAAATATCGTGTCAAGGGCTTGCCTGCACAAAGTAATGTCAATGACATTCGTGCGTACTTGAAAGAAGTACAGATTCAAACTGGTATCAAGATTGACTTTGTTATGGTTGATTATCTTGACTTGGTTATGCCTGTATCCGTTAAAGTCAGCCCGACCGATCAGTTCATTAAAGACAAGTATGTTGCAGAAGAATTGCGTAACCTATCTAAAGAATTAGGTATCTTGTTAGTAACTGCATCACAGTTGAATCGTAGTGCGGTTGATGAAATTGAATTTGATCATAGTCACATTGCAGGTGGTATCAGTAAGATTAATACAGCAGATAACGTGTTCGGTATCTTTACTAATCGTAGTATGCGTGAGCGTGGTAAGTATCAAATTCAATGTATGAAGTCTCGTAGTTCAACTGGTGTTGGTATGAAGGTTGACTTAGAGTACAATGTTGAATCTATGCGTATTACAGACGATGGCGGAGAAGACGGAGATAGTGGAAATAGCTATAGACCTCAACCTAGCTCTAGTGACATTATGAGCAGGTTAAAGACTAGTTCAAGCGTCACTACAATTGATCAAAGTACAGGTGAGATGATGATGGGCGGGACTGACACTAAGAAGGTAGTAGGAGATGTACAAGGAAGCAAGCTAAAATCAATGTTGCGTGACATTCAGAAGAATAACATTTAATTAGATAAATACAAGTAGGATCTATACTATGCAAAGAAAAACACGCAGCCTATTAGAAGAATTAGAAGCAGTCGGTCAAAATCGAGACACTAAACATGTTATTGAAAGCCGTGCTCATAATATTATCACCAGTGCTATCAATCTATTAGAAATGATTAATAAGCATTATGATTCTGAAAAAGCTCAAATCTTGGAGAGAAAGTTGTTAAGTGCTATCAAGGCACGAGACCAGGGTAGATTCTCAAAAAGTTTGAGGAAAACCGATAATGAGAGCGAGTGAATTTCAGCAGCTAAATGAAAGAAAGCTTCCACAAGCTAGACGTCCTAGACCGTTAGCAGCCCCGGCAGCACCAGTAGCAGCACCAGTACAACAAGCACCAGTAGCAGCACCAGTACAACAAGCACCAGTAGCAGCACCAAGTTCAGGATACCTTGACAAAATCAAACAAAAAATGTATTCCACTGGCCAAGGCATAGCTAATCGGTTTTCTACTCAGGGCAAAATTAGCGCACGGACTGATAAACTCTTTGTTGATAAGTTTATTAAGGATCTGAAATCAGCCGAACAAACCTCAACCGGACTCAGGGGCCGCCCACTTGATCTACCGGAGTATATTACTAAGTATTTGGCTAGAAATAGATGGAAAGCCGGTAATCAGCAAGCAGCACTTAACCAAGCAGTTGCAACAGCGTATAAACCTCAAATTGCGAAGATTATGGCAGCAATTGGTAAAGCTAATAATCGTGCTGACGGTGCAACTACCCCCGCAGTAGCACCAGCAACTACACCAGCAACTACACCTGCAGTAACTCCGGCAACTACACCTGCAGTAGCACCAGCCACTACAACCACAGCAGCACCAGCTGGACCATCAGTTAACCCTGATGGATCAATTACTATAGCCGGCGCCAAAGGACAATCTCCTAGTAAAATTCAGCCCGGCGATCCTATGTACAAGAGCCTACTAGCTGCCATCAATAAACAAGCTGCTAGCACGCAGCCAACTCTATAATCATGGAACATTCTGAATACTTACGCACCTTAGCTGACAAGATTAGCGCCATTAATACCCTGGTTGAAACTGGCGAATTAACAAAAGCTCACGTAGAGCACCCTGAAGACTTGGTTTTTCACAATGGAAGTACCGGAGCTAGTCGTGGACTACAAGCTATTGTAGAAACAGTAAAGTCACCCGCCGCCATCACTATCAAGTGGGATGGATATCCTGCACTGATCTTTGGTAAAGGACTAGACGGGCAGTTTGTAGTGTGTGACAAGCATATGTTCAACAAGAAAGACGGTTCAGGCCGTGTTACTAGCCCACAAGCATTCGCAGCATACGATCAGGCACGTGGTATCGTTCGCGGGGACTTAGTTAACATCATTGCTAGAATCTGGCCAGGCTTGCAAAAAGCATACGCTGGTAAAGGCTATTACTGGGGGGACTTACTATTCAGTCAACCATTGCAAGAACAAGGTGGATTGTACAAGTTTAAAGCTAATCCTAACGGAATTGCATACACTATTGAAGCAGATAGTGAAATTGGCCAATTGATTGCCGGTAAAGTTGGCGGAATCGCAGTGCATCAATATATTCCACCTGAAGCTAGCAATGTTCAATATGCTCAGTTGTTGAATGGTACTATCGGTCAATTGAAAAATAGAGGTAACGTTGCTATCGTTCCGGCAGCGATGCCAAGCGTTCCTAAACTAAAGCTCAACAAAGCAGACATATCTAAAGTACAGCAAGTAATCAATCAGAATGGTCCCGCAGCAGATAAGTGGTTACTACAAGCGCCAGCCGGAACGAAAACCGTGTTTCCTTTGATGTGTACTGTTTATATCAATAAAAAGATTGTTTCAGGTAATCTGAACAACTTAGTCGGCGACTTCTATGAATTCTTCAAAACTCGTCCTATGTCAGAGCCTATTCGTGCTAAATTGACAGAACACTTTCGTCAAAACGAAGCAGGTATACAAGGTGCTTTTTCCATATGGATTGCTCTATATACATTAAAAATGCAAATTGAGCCTCAATTAGCTAAAGCAGCAGAACAGAGTCCAGTTAAGGGCTATCTAGCTGATGGCACTCAAAGTCAAGAAGGATTCGTTGCCCACGGTGTCAAAATCGTGAATCGTATGGGATTTTCTCGCCAGAATTTAGCCGGTAGGAACTAATTTTTTCTACCTTGCATAAATAAGTATAGAATCTAAAAGATTCATAACAAAAAAGGAAATATATTATGGCAATTCAAACTAAAGTTCATGGCAATACAAAGCCAGTTTTCGCAATCGACACCCTAGAAGGTACTGGAACTAACGCTACTGGTACGCCAGTAATGTTCTCTGGTCCTAAGTTAGACTTCTTCGGTCTTGACTTAGGTGCTAGCCCTGCAGGCGAAATGGATACTAACGAAGCTGTTGAAGCAGTTATCACTTGTATCACTCAGTTGGCAACAACTCACTTCTACCAAGTAGAAGCAAGTGCATCAGCTAATAACATGTCTATCGCTATCTACCCAACAGCAGCTTGGACCGCAGCAACATTGCAAGTTGCAGTTCGTGCTTTAGGTACAGTAGCAGGTTACGACTTGTCTGGTGCAGCAGTTACTAACGTTGGTTTCAAACTAGCAGCAGCTTAATCAATTAACTTGATTTCAAAAGCCCCTAATATTTAGGGGCTTTTTTACCTCTATAAATAGTGTATGTCATTAAAAATTAGATGCTACACGCTTTTCGATATTACGAAGACCGGCGTAACCAATAGAAGAAATTCTAATAACCCTGATCCTAAGTGGCAAAAGCAACGCAATACTCAATGTAACTTTGATACCATTCTTCAAGTTGCATCACTTAGAAGTCAGCCCGAAAACATCACTGACCCCACACAAACACCAATAACATTCTCAGAATTTGATAAGTTTGGATTCTTATTTGAATCCGAGACTGAACCACATCCGTGCTGGACTTTTGAGTTCACTGTGAATTTTCATAGTGTGTTTGATGATGGAATTAATGAGTTTGGATATTTGTATTCAGACTGCGACGGCGTACCTATGATACAAATAGGCACCGAATGGGATAAGCTACCTTCATTCTTAGATGCAAGCCCCGAATTACGTAACATATATTTTGAGGTACTACTAGATGAAACTTAACGAACCTAGAATGTTTGACATTCTAAACAAACTTCTCAGTAAAGAGAAAATATCAACATTGGAACGACAGATAATTTTTCAGGAGCGTAACGGAAGTTACAATCTATTTGGAACTTATATTATTTCGAAAACTGAGGTAGGATATATAGTTGAGAAAAAACATACGTTTACATCGCATATCTTTACCGACTTAAAAAATGCAGTTACTTGGTCTACATTGGATAAATGCGGTAATTTGAATGGATCTAGTCGAGTGCTAATATTAGATAGACAATTAGCCGGGACAACGCAAAACATGTTGGTTCATGAAAATTTATATAAACGAGCTAAAGATGTAGACCAACAATCAATATTTCTTAATAAATTACATGAAGGACGCATTAAGAAGCAAGCGATGACAATTGAAATGAATGGATTTATTGAAAGATGCAAGTCTTGGCAATACCAACAATTTGCACAAAACGCCGCGAAATAAATTAGAAAATGATAAATACTTTATTAGTAATCTAGGAACAACTATGAAACTTACAGAATTCAACAATAAAAAAACAACAGTAGCACAAAAGGCTCTGAAAGAGCATTTCAATACAACATTCAATGTTGAAAAATTAGGTCTTTACGAGACTAGAAAAATGCTTACTAAGGTTAAAGGTCTTATGTCCGAAGCTAAAGGACGCTCAATGAGTGGTGAACAAAATCCTGCTTACTTGAAGCTAGTGTTCATGGAACAAGCATTGACTCATCACTATGGTGATCTACGAACTATGCCTATGTACAATACTCGTATCGTAGTAGAGAATGAAGAAGTTGAGAAATCACAAGTCGTTCTAGCCGCACAAGAGATGGTTGACACTATGCAAAAGATGGTAGAGCAAGTATCCGACATGCTAGTTAAAGAATTACCAGCAGTAGTTGACGGTGTTAACAGTGAGTTTGGTACAAGCTAAGGTGAACAATTCAGCAGTCAAGTATCAGAAGCATTGACTTCATTACAAGCCGCTATTGCACAATCTAAAACAGGATTGCTAAGTGCATTAGGCATTATCACTGGTCAAGGCGGCGGCTTCGGTGGCGACATGGGCGCTATGGGCGGAGATGAGATGGGTGCTGATATGGGCATGGGCGGCGACGAGATGGGAGCTGACATGGGTGGCGAAATGGACGGTGCTGATATGGGTTCAGAAATGGGCGCAGAAGAAATGCCAGCAGAAGAACCAGAAGAGCCGATGCCATCAGTTGGACGTGCAAAGCGTTAAACATGCGTTTATACGAATTCAGTGATGCGGATCCATTGAGAGTTAAGTTGGTTGCGGTGACGAACCAACTTAAGTCTGCTAATGAGCCGATGTCAACTGATGAATTTCTAACAATATTAAATAAGAACGGAATCAGCTTGGATAAAGCTGATCTGTTTGACATGGTTCAAAAAGACCCACTACGCAACATCGTTGCTGACGTTAACGATGACACAGTTACTTTCAAGGGTCAAGAAGGTGATTTAGATACTGCGATAGATCAATCACAAGACGAAAACGAAAAGATTCGTCAACAAATGGCAAGCAAGCAAACAGGTAAGTAACCGAATAGGTTGACTTTCGTACTATAGTTGTCTATAATCAACTATAATGTACATCCCAAACAAATATAATTACGTAGCAATTCCCAGACAAACTATCGACGGAGTCCGTCGATATGCTACACCCGATGGCGAGAAGCTCCCAAGCGTCACTACAATTCTAGACGCAACTAAATCAGAAGAATCAAAAGCAGCATTGCAGAACTGGCGCAGGCGAGTTGGTGTAGCAAAGGCACAAGAGATTACCACAGAAGCTGCAGGGCGCGGCACTCGTATGCACAAGTGGCTCGAAGATTACGTAAAGACTGGTGTCATCGGTGATCCAGGATCTAATCCGTACTCTATTCAAAGTAATGCAATGGCTAAGTCTATCATTGCACAAGGTATGGTCAAATGTAGTGAATACTGGGGCACAGAAGTTCCTCTTTACTATCCAAAAGTGTATGCAGGTACGACTGACTTATGCGGGGTACATGATGGAAGTGATGCTATCATGGATCACAAGCAAACTAACAAACCCAAGAAGCGTGAGTGGATCGATGACTACTTTGTTCAGTTAGCAGCATACGCTAATGCACACAATGAAGTACATGGAACAAAGATTCAAAAAGGCGTTATTTTCATGTGCGATCCAAATTGTCTATACCAAGAGTTTATTGTTGAAGGAACTGAGTTTGACAAGTATACTGACATGTGGTTCAAACGAGTAGAACAATACTACATGAAGTTCTTGTAAGGCGAGATAAATAGTATATTCACATAAAGAATATACTATGGCCATTGTACAAATCTCAAAAATCCAACACAGAACAGGAGCAAACACTGATTTGCCTCAGCTTGACATTGGTGAAATCGGTTTTTCAACTGATACTCAGCAAGTTTTCATTGGAAATGATCCGGTATTAGTTCCGATAGACTCAAACATCAGTCCTACAACACAGACTGAATTGTTGACGGAGGTATCGTCAATAAATAGTCGGGTGACATATGGATCTGAATCAAAAATTCATGCACCGATCGCAGGAGCAGCAAATACAGTATTCAATCTAACTAATATTCGCACCGGACAGCTTATCATCGGCAACGGCGACGGAATCGCAGCCAATGCATTAGTTAACTGGACTGGTAACTTAATAGGAAATGGTATTGATCACGATACTAACAGACTTAAGTTAGGTGGTGTTGCTAATATTATGATAACCGGGGGAACAAGTGGCGGAGTACTGACAACTGATGGTACTGGACATTTATCTTGGCAAATAGTTTCAAGTTCAGGAGGTGGTTTGCCACTACAAACTGGGGCAACTGGAAAATTCTTAACTACTAACGGAACGATAGCTAGCTGGAGCAATACATTACCTAGTTGGGGAATCGCTAATGTGCGTAGTAATCTAAGTGTTACGTCCACCGGTGATAGTTCATTAGCATACAACAATACAACTGGGGCGTTTACTTACACCGGGTCTAACGCTACCCAAGTTCGTAGCTACTTTTCATCTGGAACTGGTGTAACATATGCTGCTAACGGGCAGATTAGCATTGGGCAGAATATCTCAACTACATCTAGTGTTGTTTTTGATGGAATCACTGGTACATCATTAACGCTAAACACACTATCAGCTAACGCAGTATTGTATACGTCTGCTACGGGCAATGTAGTATCATCGGAGTCTGACTTCACGTATAATGCAACTACTAATACGTTGAATGTAGGTAAACTAGTATCAGTTGGAGCCATCGAAGTAGGAACATTGTTTAAATCTAACATCACTACTCAGACAGGTACTAGTACTGGTACTCAAGGTCAAATCTGCTGGGATGCTAACTATGTGTATGTATGTACATCTACTAACGTTTGGAAACGTATTGCATTAACTGCATTCTAAGATAAATACATTGTTCAATTAACTTATGCTGTAGGTCCACAGCGTAGTCCCTAGAACGGTCATTACAAAGGAAAATCAAATGGCAAGAAGTCTAAACAAAAAATATTTCGGTAACCGCAACATCGGTACCACAGGCGCAACCGACAACAAAATCGGCGGCGAAGGTCTAAATGGCTATACATTAGCTGCTCAAAAAGGTAGCTTGGTTGTCAACAATGCATTTGCACAACCTGTATTAACTATCCCTGCTCCATCATTGCCACGTGGCGTGCAAGCTACTGCTACTGTAGTCTGGGAAGTTGAATCAGTTATTTCAGCAAACGGATTAGCCGGTAATGGTTACGCTACTGGTGTAACAACACTAACTGGTTTACCTGGCGTTATCGTCAACGTATCAGCAGTTGGCTCAGGTCAAGGTGAAGTTCAAACTATGAACTTTACTGGTGCAACAAATCGCGGTGAGTTCACTACTATCCCTGTCATTGCTGGTACATATCAAATCGTCGGTGGTGATGGTGAACAACAAGCTACTGTTAAGTTTCGGGTCAAGTCTATCACTACAGTTGAAAAAGGTTCAGGCTACATTGCTGCTCCTTCAATCACGTGGACAGTGGCATCTAGTTCTGGTACAATGCCAGGCAATCCTACAGTTGCATTGACAACTGATTCAGGTGATGTTGGTTCAGCTACTAATCAAGAAAACGGTATCTTAGTTTATGCTGATACCACTGACAATGGTTCTAAGATTGGTGACATCGTTCGTCAAGTTGGTGCTCGTCGTTTCAAAGTTCGTACAGCAGATGGTGTTGCAGTTTGCGCACTTAAAGGTTCAGCAGTTGCTGCACAGGGTGAAATGACTATCACTGCTACTGATAGTGATGGCGGAACATATTTTGTAACAAAGATCACTGCACATAGAGTTAATGTTACTCGTGGTACTGGTACACAGTTTCAATCTGACACCTCAGTTCCATGGTCATTTGCTGCTGCGGTAGAAGGATATTCGCTACAAGTTGCAAACGCTTAATACGCTGTCGCACTAAACAAAAAAGCCGCATTAAGCGGCTTTTTTTATGAGTTTGATTATTTTGTCTTTAACTACATCAAAGTTTATAGTATTGAACAATCCCGGATGCATTGGTTTGGGGTAGTATTCATAGTCGGTCCATGCATACCCACAATGTTCATCGTTTAGTACAGGGATGAATTCACTTTCTACTTTACAAAAGAAAGTGTGATATACGAAAGTATTGTTGATAAACTTTTGTATGGGAATGAGTTTAGCATTTTCAGGAAAGAATGCAATTTCTTCCATGCACTCTCGTTCAGCACCTTCAAACAGTGTCTCGTCAACTTCTATTTTACCGCCGGGCAAACCCCAGTTACCCGGGTTCTTAATGTCGTTGCGTAATAAGTATAAAAATCTTTTGGTATCACTTGCGTAGAAGAAGATACCTGCTGCTATATTGTCTCTCATACTATGATTTATCACAGTATTAGATGACGATAGAATAATCCCCTTGATCATACCATCCTTCAAATGCCTTAACCCAAACACCATCTGCATACCGATATTGTATTTGACTTGTCAAATTGAGAACATACTGAGTAGTAGTTATGCTGTTACTTTCAAAGCTGACATACCATAAGCCCGTGCTGCTTGAGTATTGAATGATATCATTTGCTTTAGCAGTAATTACACCCCATGCTTCTGACGAATCGGAAATATCTTCTACGATCAAGTAGCGTTGACCATTGACTGCTGTTGGCAAGCCATGGTCCGGTCCTTTGTTTTGGGGATTAATAACACTAGCTACTGGGTTCAGTGTGTTTTGAGGAAGTGTATCAGGATCGATATTGAATATTAATAGACGGTCATCCCCTGGATTGAATGTGATAGTACCTACAATCTCTGTGTCCATGAATGGATTCTGTAACCATATCTGACTAACACCGGGCTTAATTTGTCCATACACACCTAATACCGGAGTCCAGTAAACTTCTGTATCTGGATTCACCGGTACATCAGTTGAACTGTTGCTAGGAGACAATATATGAGTTGCTGGTAATATCTGTAATGAATTACCGATGAGCAACAGCTTGTAACCATAAGGAGTAATCTTTTGTCTAGTGCCAAGCAATAAATGATCATCTTGCATATCAGTTAATGCATTGCCTTGAAAGATACTAGCAATAATCTTATGAATGATACCTAGTTTTCTGACTTTAGCGGGCCCGCTGATCCAGATAGGCATATAGAACTTCCAACTCATAATGTCAATTGGATTACCACTGCCCTGCGGAATGCTTCTACTACTGAAAGTAAGACCATATTGATACACTACACTCAAACTTCCCCAATCAATGAAGTTGTCGGTGCTTTGAATTTCAAGCGATGGGTTGAACAGTATGCCGATCTGTTCAATTAATTCTAACTTTTGTTGATAGTTAGTCGTCCAAAAGTCTACCGTCACTCGTAATGTATATGGCACTGGCATTACACGTTCAACCGTGAATGCTTGTGCTTGAGTTGGTTCATACTGTTGAGTATCAACGTTGAATGTGCGTTGTCTCACTGATAGTTTGTCAACGAAGTAAGGATCCTGAGTGCGTCTTTGATCATATTCGAAACCACTCACGTAATATGAAATCAACGGAGCACTTGGTAAACTACTAGGGCTGTTGTTAGCAATCTGTGTTTGTGCCATACGACTTGAATCACCGTATTGAATAGGTACACGCAATAAGATATCATTACCTGCTGGGTCTTTACCTTTTGTAACTTGCCAGTCACTAAAGATTCTAGCAAACTGTACTAAGAATCTCCGAATCTGATTATCATAAAAAAACTGTGCCATTATGTTCCTTAATCCACTTGGATTTTAAATATCTGTGATAGTGACTGTTTCTCCGGCATAGTCGTCCCATTAGTCAATACAGTTACATTACTGTTGTTGATGAATGATGCTCGTTGAGACTTGTCATTAGCACCGAGGCCGGTGCCAGTACGCACGTTCTCACTAATCTTTACCCATAATTTACTGTCCCAGCGGAATAGTTGCTGCGGTAAATAGTCTGTACGCAAGAAGTAGTCACCCGTCTTTGGGTTAGATGGGAATTGAATTCCAGTACCAGTGGGCAATCCGTTTGGCGCGGCAGCAGTGCCGACCATATAACCATCTGTATAGCCAAACCCCCTAGGACTAGTCTTTGCTACAAAGTGATATCTAGGATCACTGTCAGCACGATAGTTCATCACATCAGGTATAATCGTTCCTGTAAAATCAGGGCCAGTTGGATCTTGAGTAGGATCGCTGTATGTATTGTCAGTGGTACCATAAGGTCCGCTGACTGCACTTAATGCTTTTGCAGTTAGTACTAGTTGTCCACCGACAGCACCTGATCCTGTGTCAGTTCTATCAGGCTTAATTTCAGCAACTTTTAAACTCATTTGAATAAACTCTGTTAGCTTAGTGTAGTCACCATCAGCCGTCATATCCCAGATGCTTTGTAATGCTGCGGCAGAAATACGAATAACAGGAGCGGCGTGTTTATAGCCCGGAGTTGTTATTTCAGCTAAGTTACCAGTAGGTAGTTTAGGTGTACCTTTCAGGTAAACGATATTGACCGGTGGTAGAGGAATATTAGTCTCTGACATTGGCGCAATATACAATTGAGTTCTATCGTATCCTGATGATGGTAATAGTCTAGCAGCTTCTGCAATTGCAGCATCATTAATTTTGATGTTGGTATTGTAGCGACTTAGAATGTCTTTTAAGTTATCAGCCGTATCAAGCTCCCAGTATGTTACATTTGAGCAGGGTATGCCAATTGGTACATCAGTTTTTGTAACATAGTTTTTGTCACCAAAGCTGACTGTATATCCAGCTGGATACAATGTAGTCTTATCCCAGTCACCCAAGTAGTTGTCTTTGTTCGTGGGTTGATCAAGAATATTACTGAATTCTTGACTGTCAACAAGTGGTTCACACTTAATACGCCATAAATGAGGGTACCATGTGTTACTAAATCCTTCACTTGCAAAGTCACCATCAGTTACTTGATAGTACCTGCGTAGTGCAGTTGGAATAGTTTCATTCAATGGATGATAATCTGTTAAATGCGGTAGCTCAAGCACATCGCCTACCATCAACTTGCGACCAATCAAGTCAATCATATCGTTATAGTGAATAGTGATAAAGATAATGTCATTGTTCAGAAACAATCCAAACTGGCTTAAGTCAAAGTCTAAGTTTTGAATGTTATAGTGACCACGAACTCGGTAGATGTTTGGTTCGTACTTTCTGTCACGGTTCTCTAGGAACAATAAATCTTGTATGTTTGTAGGATCTAACTTGTCGTATTGCGGTTGAGTAAAATCTGCACTAGGGCCCTGATCCTTGATACCTAAATACTTGTGGATGTACAAATCGGTGCCACCCACAGTGAATTGCTCTTTGATGATCCGATCAAAGAACTTGAAATCGTTGGATTTTTGGGAACGGTAAAGGCTTAATCTTGGCATAGTACTCTTATTTATCGTTTTTCAAAGGTTGACATTAAATGGTTTTGGGTATATAATACATACATAGACAGTTAATTAAAGGGGTTTAAAATGGCACGTAAAACTAAAGCAGAAATGGCACTTGAGGCAGCAAACGCCCGGGCAATGGCTGATGCAGAAGCAGAAGCTACATATCTTCCTCGCTTGATGGCAGCATTGGCTCAAGCAACCAATGATAACTTTGAACTGACCGTTGAGGATAATCTGTTTGTTGCCCGTGACAGAGACAGCAACACCCGCGCCACTTTCGCAATGAGTCCTACTTACACTCGTGAAGCATGGGAACTGGACAGTCTGGAAAGCTATCTGGCAGAGAAGGAAGCTGCCCGCGTTGAAAGCGAACGCAAGTACCTTGTTAGATTGTCGGCTCTGAACAAGCTCACCTCAGAAGAAAAACAACTTTTGAACCTGTAAGGGAAAACATAGTTTGACAAAAAAGTCAGACTATGTTATACTACACACTAAGTAATCGCAACATAGGAAATAAAAATGGCAACTCGCAAACCCAAACAAACAGAAGACAATTTTGTTAAAGCACTGAATCCAAGGGATGTTGATCAGAAATACATGGGTGATGAACCCTTCTTTGCCTTGCAGCCTGATACGGAATGTCGTATCTCTACACTAGCCCGAGCATTCACGTGGTACCATCGTTTCTACAACAAGAAAGATGGTCGTGAATTGCTAGCCCAATACTGCGAATTCAACAAGCGCACAGAAGAATCCAAGCAGTTGCGCAAAGTGCATGAAAGCGAATTCCTGCTTACATTGTGCTGGCTAGCTCGTATGACAATGCGTGGATTAGAACTCACTGAGCATGAAAATGCAACATTACAGAATGAAATTAGTCGGTTGGTCAAGTGTCTGACGGAGACAGCAGAAGTCAAGTCTAGCATGACTAGCATTGCTAAAGAAGAAGTTGCAACGAATCGCCCTAACATTCAGGAAATTCTCAAAGAGAAAGCAAGCGAAGCAGCAGGCGAACTAGAAGGTTTGTTTGATGAATTCATTGCAGGTGGTGCAAAGCCTAATGCAAAGCTCAAGCCAATGGATGAAGTTGCTAAAAAGAACGTCATGCCACAACACATCAGTTTGATTGTTGACGTTTGGAAAAAGAAACTAACAGAATTTGAAGAAGTTCAATCTGGTAAAGACAAACAGGTAGTTGAGGGTTATAGTCACTTGACTAAGATTCAGGTTCGTAGTACAATCAAGTTTATCGAATCAGTACTAGGTGACCTGAACAGCTATGTTTCAGTCAAGAAAGCTAGCAAAGCTCCCCGCGCTCGTAAGCTAGTGCCCGTTGAGAAGATTGTTGCTAAACTGAAATACTTAAAATTGTTCAAGGACGTTGCAAGCAAGCTAGACTTGGTTAGCATTCACCCGACGAAGTTACATGGTGCTAGTGAAGCATGGGTCTACGACACTGCAAAGCGTAAACTGCATCACTATATTGCGGATGAGTACAGCAAGACCTTCACCGTTAAAGGTAGCACACTGCTAGGATTTGATTCTGCAAAGAGCGAAGTAAAAACACTGCGCAAGCCCGCAGAACAACTTAAAGAAGTTACTGGTAGCAAGCCCGCTGCACGTAAGTATTTTACAGAAATTAAAGCAGTGTCCACTACACCGAATGGTCGGTTTAATGAAGCAATGCTAATTTTGAAAGCATGGTAATGAGTGCAACAAAAGAACGAATGACAGAGTTAATGGATTTGATTGACAAGTCAATCCAGTTAACTGATAATCAAAATGACATGCTAATGCTAGCATGTGCAATGATGCAACGAACTAATGAGATTTTTACTCAAGTTCTAGGTGAAGAAGGAAAAAAATTAATGTATAAGGACATGGTATGAATATTGATTTAAACAAATATAAAGATTTTGTAGAGGCTGTTACAAGCCAAGCAAGCAACGACTTGACAACTTTTATCAATCGACTAGATCAACTAGACGGCAACTTTGATACTGCAACTGATACACACGGGCCTGATATTAATGTCCCTCTGTTAATTACTGCATGTTTCGGTCTAGCAGCAGAAGCAGGTGAGTTTATTGAAGTGCCCAAGAAGATCATCTTCCAAGGTAAACCGCTTGATGAGGCAGCAGTGTTTCACTTGAAGCGAGAACTCGGTGATGTTATATGGTATTGGATCAATGCGTGCAGAGCATTGAATCTTGATCCTAATGATGTGATTGATGAAAATGTACGCAAGCTACAAAGCCGCTATCCCGGTGGTTCATTTGACGTACACTATTCTGAGAATCGCAAAGAAGGCGATATCTAATATGCAACTTTGGAGTGAGGAAGGTCTTTATCTTTTTACACCCGACGAGTATGAACAACTACCTGACGGATGTGAACTTACATGCATTGATGGATCAAAAGAAGTCAAGGGCAAAGATTATATTGACATGGATACTAGATTCGGTTACACTGCGTTTGGCGTAAGAGATCCATGGAATCATCCTCTCAAAGACTTGTTCTTAATCTTTAAACTTAAAGAATAATAGTAGGGCTACGGCCCTACTTCCATTATTGGCTTATAGGTAGCACCACCTCGAAGTGTGCCATTAATCCGTCCACGACCCGCGATGTGACGGTAGTTAAGATGAATGCCAACATCCTATTTACAGGACTACCCTTCGGGATGCCTTAAATGCCTGCCCTCTGCGCAGTTCACATTTCCTGTACCTTAATGGTTGAGATAGAGTAATC